TATATCTTCGATGTGTACGAAAGTGGCACGGCAAATAAGATAGCTGAGTACCGGGTACTACCAACCTACGGGACGGGGTACGGGGAAGTTGACTTGAGCAAGTTGTTAAGTTCAAAAGTATCAATCGATTTTGACCCGACTAACTATTCTGAAATTGACACCCCAAACACGAGATACAAATACGATGTCGAAGTAGGGGAAGAATACATAGTCACTTACTCTTACACCGCCTCACTTGTTAACAACGGAGGCAACGTGAAGATAACCCCAACCACGGCACACACGTTTCAGGTAGGCGACCAAGTAGTTGTAGACGCAGGAACGAATTTATTGATTACGGGACTTTGGACGGTTCTCGCAATTACGGGAACGACTGACTTTACAATATCGGCTTTGTGGTCGAACGTAACGGACGCAACGGAAAACGGCACGGTCACTTATGCGGACAAGCGGAAGACGGTTACCCGTGACATTGAGCAGGAACTAAACAAGTGGGTCTTCAACGGGGCTTTACCATGGGCGAAGTTTCCTTCCTACCTTTTAACTGACTACCTATTGGACAACACCTCTGCGCTATTTCTTACTTCGATGTCCTACCGAAATATGACCATAGCACCTAACCAAGAAGTTTGGTTTAACGGGTTCAACAACGGGGTGACGGGTCGAGTAGTGTTTAACAATAGCAACGGGGATTCGTTTTACTACGACGTTTTAAACACGGAAATAACTACTCAGTTATGCGTTGCAAGTCCTAACCTTAACCTAACCGTTATTAGTGGGTCTTTGCCTTTGATTAAGGACGACACTACTTACTACGAATTTTATTTTATTGATGCGTCAGCACCTCCCGACTCACAGACGTACACTTTTACCATTGACCAACGATGTGCCATTAACGACTACTATTTAGTCTTCCTTGACCGCATGGGTTCGTGGGGTTCGTTTAGTTTTCCTTTACGTTCTTACGAGACGGGGACGAGTACAAAGCAATCATTCAACAAAGTAGTTGAGGGGTTTGTAAGTGGTACGGAGTGGACTTACGGAACGGATGAACGAGGGCTAACAACTTACTCAAGCGTTGTTGATAAATCAATCCAACTAAATACCAATTGGATGAACGAACAAATGGCTGCCTACTTCCAAGAGTTGATTACGTCACCAGAGGTTTACTTTTGGGACGGGACTAAATACCTTGCTTGTGTAGTTCAAGAGACTGCCTTCGAAGTGGAAAAGCAACGTAACAAGAATCTAATCAAAAAGACGGTTAACGTTAAGTTGGCGAACCAAGACAAGGTAAACATATGAGTGTAAGAATACAACTTGAGACGGGCTACCTAGACGTAAAGGACGGGACTGCCTTCCCTTTAAATTTTGGTGTAGCTGATATTCGTGATGTGAGTAAAAAGTCGGGTGCGTTTAGTAAGACGATTACTTTGACGGGTACGGATAACAATCACAATTTACTGAACCATTACTACGACATAAATATCCAAGCGGGTACGTTCAACATAAACACCTTGACTAGGTGTTCGATTATTCAAAACGGAATACCAGTTCTCGAAGCGGGCTACCTTCAACTTATTGCTGTTAATAAAAATCAAATCACTTCGGACTACGAGAACGAGGTCGAATACGAGGTGCTAATAAAAGACGAGTCAAGTGAGTTCTTTACTAGGCTCGGGAATAACGAACTTACCAACTTAGACTTTAGCGACCTTAACCACGAGTACCGGGCAGAAAATGTTATAGCCTCTTACGCACACACCCAAGCGGACGGGTACAAATACCTCTTACCTTTTAAGGATTCTAATAACTACCTTTTGCAGGAGATGAAACCTGCTATCTACGCTAAAACTTATTTCGACCGCATATTTTCCAATGCAGGGTTTTCGTACACATGGGACACGTTGAGCGCAGCACACTTTGACAAACTCATAATACCATTTAACGGGGAAGGTTCACTCGTAGATTACAACGACTATTTAGTTGAAGCGGACACAACGCTAAACGTAACGGGCGGCGAGACAACTTACAGCGACGACCTTGTAGGATGGACTGAGACACAAGACAACTTTAGCTTATTCAATCCCACTACGGGAACCTATGACGTTCCTTTGAACTTACAAGGCGGTGAAAATATAGCGTTTGAATTTACGTTCACAGCTGACATTTATTTAACCAACCCATTAGCGACAACCTTAACTTACTACGGACAAACTACGCAGTTAAGCCCTACATTTATTTTGTACGTCAATGGTGTTTTATATTCCTTTGGATTCTCGAGTAGCAATTTAACGCTTACCAATTTCTCAAATACTATTGCGTCAGGAACAAGCAACGTGGCGACACTGACGGGTACGGTTACTGTTTTAGCAAGTAACGTAATTACCACGGATGCTATTACTTTAAAAGGTGGTTTATCATTTGGAGCAAATTACGGGGTTTGGAGATTTACGCCCTTCACAGCACCAACGCCTATAACTTCGGAAATAGATTTTACTTCCATTTCTTTAAGGGTACTACCTTCGTCAAACATACTCGGGTATGGTGCGCTTATTGACATGAATAACGCCGTGCCTAACAAGGTAAAACAAGCCGACTTCATTAAGTCAATTTTTACGATGTACAACCTTTACACCGAGCAAGACAACGAAGTACCTAACAACTTGGTGTTAATGCACCGAGATGATTACTACGACGCAGGAGCCGAGATTGATTGGACGTACAAGTTAGCAAAGGACAAAGACCAAGCGTTACAATTCCTTCCCGAGTTGAGCGCAAAGAAATTAATCCTCACTTACAAAAATGATTCTGACGACCCGAACAAAATCTACTTCGAGGCTACTAAGGAAATATACGGACAACTAGAATTCATCTTTGACAATGAGTATGTAAAGGGAATAGACACGAAAGAAATAACCTTTAGTCCGACACCAATTGACAAGACGACCTTTAACGCTTATGTGCCTACTTTGTCAGGTGCGCCAAAAGTAAACATACGAATACTACAAGACGGAGGGGAGGGAGTTTGTGACGCTTACAATTTATACAATTATGGTACTACGGGTGAGACCAACGTAACGACCTATCCAATATTTCACCATTGGGACAACCCGACAAACCCGACGTTTGATATTTTATTTGCACAACCCGACTACATGTTTTATGAGGGTTACTCGATTACGAATAATAACCTATACAACCTTTACTGGAGACGCACCGTTAACCAAATCAATGTGGGTAAAATGTTGACGGCTTACTTCAATCTACGGGAAGACGATATCCAAAGCCTCAAACTAAACTCGAAAATACGAATAGACAATAGTTGGTGGACAATAAATAAAGTAATTGATTACGACTGCAACGCACAAAACCTGACCAAGGTGGAGTTGATGAGTGCGGACACTGAAATAGACTTAGCCCCATTTAAAAAAGGCAACGTCACCCCAACAACCGTTGGAGACTTGTCTAGTCACACGGGCAGCATACATTGGGACAATAGTTTTGTGGGGAACGTAGTACCAGGTACGTCAGTCAGTGCCATCTACGGACAAGGTAACGTTATCCAACCCAACGTTAACGGAATAATTGTAGGTAATAATAAGATGCTTGACCAAACGGGAATAGTTACCGAGCGGATAGCTGCGGACGTGGCGAACATTCGAGCGTTAAACTTGTCGGGAGGTGTTACGGGTAATTATCGTGAACTTGGTTTAGACGGAAATTATTACTTATCCAATAATGACTTTATCCTAAACATAATTACGGGAAGTAATATTTACTACTTACCACTTACAAATACAGCAGGTCAATTAATAACTATTAAAAATTCGGCAGGAACTAATGACATTAAAGGTCAAAGTCAATTAATAGATGGCGGTGCTACGGTTACTCTTACGGGTACTAACGTTTTGAGGGTAGTTAGTGACGGGTCTAATTGGCTTATCATTTAACCAAAACACGAACACACTACTTTAAAGATTATGGAAGGCTCATTCAAGATAAAGTACAAAACCCGTTTTAAGCTACAAAAGGCTATCCAACGAACCATTACTCAAATAGGGTTTAATGAGTCAGGAGAGGGAACGGGAACGATGCACGATTCAATTAGAATTTCAGCTGCAACGGGTGACCTCAATAAATTATACGTTACGATTAACGCCATCTTTTACTACATGTTTATGGACAAGGGTGCGTTACTTACAAATGGTGGTGTTATTCGTCCGCAGTTCATTACACAAAAAGCAATTGAAAGCCCACTGGGTCAAGAATTTATTAGTGATGCAATAGGTGAGTACTTAGTTTGGATGCAAGCAAACTACCCAATTTTGGACGTGGCTACAATTAACGTAACACCTGACAATGTCAAGTTAGAAATTACCTACAATCTATTCGGTGCTGATGGCGGTAAGTGGAACGGAGAATTTGACTACGCTACTAATTGGAATAATTTTTAATCTTTATTGAGTTGTAACTCTTCGACCATTGACAGCATGTTAAACACGAAGACTAGATTTAAGTCAGTGACTGCGTCTATTTTTGTGAGGTCTTGGTTTGACAAGTCGTAGAGTAATTTTTCCCAACTCCATTTAGTGAATACCTTTTCTTCGGCTTCGGCTTTGAGGTCATCTTCATCTAGTTCGGTTTCCTCTTCCTCAATGACTGGATTAAATAGATTCTCGTATCGTTTCTTAAAGTCGTTAGAATAGTCGATATAGTTCTTTACTGCACCATAAACCTCGTTTATACTTACCTCTTTAAATATGTCTTTGCGGCTCATTATACTATACGTATACGGCTCAAATACTAATGTACCCCACTCGTCAGTTTTCCAACGTTTGTATAATATACTAAGCAAAATATCAAAATTCTGCACGAATTGCATAGCATAGTGTTCGAGGTCTATGAACTCCCCCAACGTAAGCGCACCCAACGGCTTTAACTTTAAGCCCTTCACCAGTTCTTTTGGTTTATTGGATGGCTCACGCTGAATAAAACTAACCTTTCGTGCGAGGTCAATTAGTTCTTCAGGGTCGAGGTCTTCCAACTCTTCGGGGTCTGTATCGGAGAGTATGGAAAGAGCCTCTATTGTTTGTAAGAAAACGGAGTTATATTCGAGTTCGTCAATGGTGTTTAGTTCCAACCACTGACTTACACTAACTTCGTTCCAATTTCTAGGTAAATCCACCTTTATTCTGTTACTTCGGTGTTAGCCTCTTCGACTTTCTTTTCCGAAATAACGGCTATCTTTTGCAGAATTTCCATAATGTACGGGAAGGCTACTTCGGCGTTTTGTTTCTTCATCACGTTCACTTTGAATTTAAGGTGTGCGGGTGCGTAGTGTTCGGTACGGGTGAGGTCAGTACGTTTAAAAAGTATGGCTAACGTTTGAGCGCAGAAATTATCGTCTTGTCCTCGGTAGATTTTCTCAATAAGCCCCAAGTCTTTTACTCCTATTGTCTCGTTTGCTTGGTATGTATATTTATCAATGACTAACTCGGTCACCTTTTCACCTTGCGGAATTTCGGACTTGTTAAATTCTTTGATATAATTTGTAAACTCGTCAAGTTCCATTTTGTCAAACGCCTTTTCTGGCACTCCTAAATAGATAAACTTTTCAATCCACTTTTCAATGGTGTCTAGTTCTTGGTTATTCTCAATTTTGTTGAGTTCGTCAAATTGCTGTACGGTTAACTCGTTAAGGTGGTTGGGTATTTCGACCCCGAACATTTGTATCATTTTTCTACGGTATTTAAAAAGTTATAAATTGATTCAGCTTCACCTTCCTTAAAAGGAATAAAAAACATTCTGTCGTGGTATTTAGTAAGTAGGTCAATTCTTTGTTGCTTTTCCATTTCTTTAGCTTTTTCAAATTCATTAGCTAAAAGTCTCATCCTATCCTTGCCTAAAGAAAGACCTAAATACTCTTCTAATTGTTCAACTGCCGTTTGTATCATTGTTTAGATTTTAACCAAAGGTATAAAAATTATGTTTAAAAATTAACCAAAAGTAATTTGAGTTACTTATTAAGTCAATGGAAGGACTACCGACTTACAAAATTACCATAGACGAAGCGTACAACGACGGCGAACAACCGCTAGGTGTAGATGCAATAGCGTTCACGTCAAACCCTGCCGTATTGGTTAAGGGTGTTGCGTTCAAGTCTCAAGCAAAGAGCCACTTCGCAGACGAAAAGAAATATAGAATTACTGCACCCGCCATGATCCCTATGGATATTTATCGTAACGACGATGACATGGGCGAGTACTACGTTCAATTTACCGAGACCGAAATAGACACAATCTTCAAAGAGTTCATGTTGAATTTAAACAACCAAAACTTGTTTAACCTCGAACACGAAGTAGATAAATTAGTTCCTGCCTATATTCTCGAAGCTTGGCTAGTAGACAATCCCGAAGCGGACAAGGCAATGAGTACGTTCGGTATTTCAGTGCCTAAAGGTACGCTAATGATGACTGCGCAAATCACAGACTCCGACTACTACAACAAGTTAGTCGAAGCGGGTCAAGTCGGCTTTTCTATTGAAGGCTTTTTAGGTCTTAAACTAAGTAATCAAAAACAAACATATATGTTACCAGACGGAAAACACACGCTCGAAGATGGTACGGTAATCGTTGTAAAAGACGGAGTTGTCGTAGAAGTTCAAGAGCCGCAAGCCGAGGAAGTAGCAATGGGAGTTGAAGCGTCTACGGAGGTGGAAATGGCAACGGAAACAGAAACACCTGAAGAGGTTGTAGAAGTTGAGGCGGCTATTGACCCTGCGGCAGATGCAGAAGCTATCCTTGCAATCGTAAACCCTGTTTTAGAGCAGCGTGTTAGCGAAATTTTGCAAGTCATTGCAGACCTCAAAAACGAATTAACTGAAACGGAAGAAGTCGCATCCGTTGAAGAAATCGAAATGTCAACAGCGCAAAAATTCAGTAATGTAATTAACTTCTTAAAAAAATAAGAAATGGCTAAAAAATTAAAATTCGACTTGACAGTTGACGCTAGTGCGTTACTACAAGCAAACCCATCCGAGTATTTTTCTATCCTTTACGGAATGGAAAACGCAGTAACTAACTACCGAGTTTTACCGGGTATTAAAAACAAGACTAAAATTGCAACGGTACTTTTTGACGAAGTTCTTGCAGAAAGTGGCTGTAACTTTTCAGCTCAAGATGCTGACCTTAGCGCAGTAGAAATTGATGTGTGTGCATTGACTTCTCAAGCGTCTGTTTGTCAGTTTGACCTAGAACAATCTTTCCTTGCTTTGGAAATGGCTAAAGGTTCAAACTCTGACTTTTCAGTTGCGTCTTTCATGAATTTCTTTTATTCACAAATGGCGAAGAAAGGTCACCAAGAACTTGCTAAATTGATGTGGAGAGGTGACACGGCTGTTGAAGGTGCTTTGGGTCTTTGTGATGGTTGGTTGTTGCGTTTGTGTACGGCTAACGACTTCATTACTCCTGCAGGAACTTACGCTGCTATTACTTCGGCTAACGTACTTGACAAAATGGCTGCAACTTTGACAGCTGCAACGGGTGAGATGTTGGTTAATCCTGCTCAAATGCAATTCAAAGTAGCGCCTAACGTGGCTGCTGCTTACCGCATTGCTACTGCTGCAACCAACACTGCAACTAACGTAACGGTTGGTTTGTCTTTGACTTACTTGGATATCCCAGTTGTTGTTGAGTACGGTCTTCCTGCTTCAACTATCATCTTGTCTGATTATACAAACTTCATCTACGCATTGGATGCAGAAGGTGACCAAGACAATTTGCAAATCGTTGACTTTAGCAAGACAACACTTGATCGTCGTATCGGTGCAAGAGCTGACTTCAAAGCAGGTTTCTATGTAGTGAATACACCACAAGTTGTTTGGTACGGAGGGGCACAATACTGCTAAATTATAACGGGGGTGTAATAACCCCCTTTTTATAAACCTTTAAATACTAAATAATATGGCATGTACAACTTTAGAAACAATCCTTAAAGGATGTGATTCAAATATTGGAGGGATAACTTCGATTTATATTAACGACCAAGACAACGTGGTAGGTCCAGTTGACGTAACGGCTTATGTTGTTACTGACTTCGGTACACTTACTGACCAATTTGTTGAGTTTGAGTTCAGACGTAACACGGGAATGTATACCGAAGAGGCAGCAATTGACCTCGTAAACGGTTCGTCTTACTATACACAAACGGTTACTTTAATTTTCCACCGAAGAGAGGCTGCGAAATCTAAGGCAATTAAAATCTTAGGCGAAGGTCAAAGAGATTTAGCACTTGTAGTTGGTGACGCTAACGGCAAGTATTGGTATTTTCCAAACGCTCAATTGACAGCCGTAACGGAAGGTTCGGGAACTGCTAAAGCGGATGGCTCAAAGTACAGCGTTACGTTCGTAGCGGAAGCGGAAAACCTTGCATATGAGGTTGCGTCTGCTGAAATTCCAAACATTATCTAATAAGATAAACACGAATTGAAGAGGGGGTTTTAATTAGCCCCCTTTTTTATTTAACCAACTTTTCTAAATACTACTTATTAAGATAGTATGATATACCTCGAACAAAACGAAAACAATACAATAGCCTTAACGCTAACGGAAAGTGCTACGATCACTGCGCCGACATGGTTGTTTAAATTCGTGTGGGAAATGGACGAGACACTTGCACCCGTTTACTGGGTAGGTGTTGACTATTCGCAATATGTAAATAGATATAATCTTTTCTTTTTGGAGGAAGGTGTAGACGTTACGTTCAGAATAGGTCAATACCGCTACGAGATTTACGAAAGTCCTGACCCGATAATTGTCGACCCAAACACGAACGCTAACGGCTTAACGTTAGTTGAGGAAGGGCGTATGGTTGTCGAAGGTATATCAAATTCAATTTATGACTAATGGGATTATTTGGAAAGTTTAAAAAAGACGAAAGTGTAAGCGTGGTGGACACGGGTTACCAAACATTTAGTACGCCATTTTTGCGTGTGCCTGAAGGAAATTTGTCGTTGCCGTTTGTAGATGTACGTTACACTGTGCAAGGTTATGTACGTTTTGGAAGTGATAACCTTTATCCGCAGTACATGAACCAAATGTACTACATGTCACCACTTCACGGGTCAATTGTCGACTTCAAAACAAACGCAACTATCGGAGGGGGCTATACATTTGACGAGTCGAAGTTAACGGACATGGAAAAGGTAGTACTTTATGCCTTCGGAAAAAAGATAGGTTTCAAAGACACGCTTAAGACAATCACGAAAGACGTTATTTTACACGGACGTTGCTACTTTACCATCGAGTTAAAAGGTGGAAAGACGCACAATGTTAAACGAGTAGCCCCCGAAAAGGTTAGAATTAACCAAGCGAAAACATTATACGCTGTAAATGAGGATTGGCAGTTCGGAATGCAAATTAGAACCTTTGAACCATACCACCCGGAATGTAAAGACGGTACTTACCTATACGCATACGAACAAAAGAGCGTTGGACAAGACTACTATCCACTACCGCAGTACACCAGTGCGTTAAACTTTGCTTTTTTGAGTGGTGAACTTAGCTACTTGCAGAAATCGAACATTCAAAATAGCATCTTCCCTTCGTTTGCCATGATGTTCCCGAAGAAACCACAGGGACCAGAAGAAATGCAGTTAATCAAAGACACGGTTAACAAGCTGAAAGGGGCGGAGAACGCAGGAAAAGCGGTTGCTTTCTTTGCTAATAACAAAGAGTCACTTCCTGACTTGGTGAACGTACCTACAAACTCAAACGATGAATTGTTTAGGGGGGTTAGTGAATTGAACACCGAGCAGATATGCTTTGCGCACACCATTGACCCTATTCTTTTGGGTGTACGTACTTCGGGGGCTTTGGGTAGTGGTTCGGACATTAAACAAGCCTATGTTATCTTCGAGAAAAACACGATTATTCCTTTACGTGAAACCATTACGGACGTAGTTAACGGACTCTTACGAGCGGTTGGTATTAATGCACACGTAGAAATCACCAACTACCAAATTGTCAACGAAACTATTACAAGCGTAGACGAAAAAGGAAAGGACATTATTAACGCACTCAACGCAATGAACCCGACATTGGCGGCTAAAGTTTTGGAAAACATGACAGCAAACGAAATTCGGGAACTTGCTTCACTTGCTCCGTTACCTGACACTCAAACACCAACAGCATGATTTATTTCGTAACCGAGAACTTCCTAAAAGTAAACACGCCAATCACTCGTAACGTCGATGTGACGGATGTGTTTCCATACGTTAAGCCTGCTAGTGATATGCGCTTACAAGCTATCCTAGGTAGTTATTTCTACAACTATTTACTGACTCAATACAACGACGAAGTTTTAACACCTGACGAAGTTACGCTAGTGGAGAAAATTCAATTTGTTGTAGCGTGGAGGGCAGCCGAACAAGCCGCATTCGGACTAACATACCAACTTAAAAACAAAGGAATTCAACAACAAAGCGGTGACTACTCAAGTTCAGTAAGTCAAAGTGATACCGCCTTTGTTATGGACCACTACGGACAAATGGCTGCTTTCTACGAGAAAAGATTAATCAACTATTTGCTAGAATACAAAGCACTTTACCCAGAATTTACGAGCGACCTTAACCGAGACTCGGATATCAAACCCGTAGGTGGTTGCGGAAATAGAGGTGACTACGACAACACCATGATGGTTATATAATGGCTGATCAGGAAATAAATATAAAACTCAACGGAATTGCACAAATCCGTTCGGAACTTAAAGCCTTAAAAGGGGAACTTGCCAACGCAACCGACCCCAAACAAATGGCGGAACTCGGTGAAAAGGCGGGTGAACTTTCGGATAAGTTAAAAGACGCAAACGAACAGGTTGCGGTCTTTGCTTCGGGTTCACGCTTTGAGCAAACAAGTAATGCGTTTGGCTTGATGAAGTCCCAATTAATGGACATGGACTTTGAAGGGGCTGCGTCAAGTGCTAAATTGTTCGCTGGAAGTCTTGGGAAGATTGACGGCAAAACTATTTCGGCTTCACTAAAAGGACTTGGTTCAACTATTGCGTCAGTGGGTGGTGCGTTCCTTAAATTAGGTGCGCAACTTTTACTTAACCCTATCTTTTTACTTGTTACACTTATTGGTGCGGTGGTTGCTGCATTCGTTTATTTAGGAAATAAATTAGGGTGGTTTGACGGAATAATTAAAATGTTGACTGCGGTATTTAAGCCTTTAGTAGATTTAATAAAATACTTTTTGGACTTGCTAGGTTTAACCAACTTTGCGGCGGAAGAGTCAATGGCAAAAACTACCGCCTCACTCGAAGAGGAAAAGGAAAAGCGTCAAGAAATCATCGGAAAGATGGATGAAAAAATTGCATTACTTGAAGCAGAAGGTAAATCAAGTTTGGCAGTTAGGATTGAACGTAATAAATATTTTGCTGAAGAAATAGCAAACCAAGAAAAGTTGCTGAAATTTATGGACAACAATTTCTTGAACCAAACAAAACTATATAAAGATACCGTTGCTGAAAATAAGACCAAAGCACGAGACATAAAAGTTGAGGAAGTTAAACTCAATCAGGAAGTAATTGCCGAAGGTCAAAAGGCAGCGGACGCACAAAAGCAATTTTTAGCGGATAGGTTAGCAGCTACACGTCTTATTCAAGACTTGACCCTCGGGGTGATGGAAGACGGGGTAGAAAAGGAACTACTTGCCAATGAATATAAATACCAAAGACTACAAGAAGACCTTTTAAAGAACGAGAAATTTAACAAAGACGAACGTGCTAAACTTAACGCTTTGTACGTTGCCGAAGCACAGCAAACAGCGAACGCAATAAACAAAAAATACATTGATGCCGAAGTAAAGAAACAAGCCGACCTTGCCAAAATAATCAAAGACGCTAAACTTTTACAAGCCCAAGACGAGGAAGATTTTGCCGCACTATACGACCAAAACACACGCAGCGCAGCACAACTTGAAGAGGACGCAGTTCGTGAAAAATACTTTAACCTAATTACTTTAGCTGAACAATACGGTCTAGATACAGTTGAGTTAAAGAAACGTCAGGAAGACGAAATTGCCAATATTGAAAAGGAGGCAAGAGACAAAAAAGCCGCAGAAGAAAAAGCCGAGTTTGACAAAAAAGTTAAGATGGCAGAAGACTACGCTAGTTCGGTTAATAACCTTGCGGAAACGGTGTTTACTTTATCAAATCGTTTTGGAAAGCAAGACGAAATAAGCAAAGAAAAAAGAGCAAAGCGTCAATTTGCAGTTCAAAAAGCAATGCAACTTTCACTTGCTATTATTGACGGGTTTAAAGCGGCTCAAGCGTCTATTGCACAAATGCCACCCGTAACACCTTTGGGTATTGCTGCGCTCGTTGCTACTATATCGGCTTCGGTTGCTAACGTTGCTAAAATTGCAAGTACTCAATACGGCTCAAAAAGTTCGGGCGGTGGTGGCGGTGGTGGTACTGACGTTACAAGCATGGCAGGAAATGAAGCTGCGGGAGGTGGTGCGCCATCGTTCTCACTTTTCGGACAAGGTAACAACCAAAATACAACGGGATCAGCGCAAGACGTAGAAAATAAGAGCAACCAACTCACGGTTAAAGCTATTGTAGTCGAAAGTGACGTAACAAGCACCCAAAATAAGGTTAAGAAAATGCAAGAAAACGCTACACTATGACAAGTTATATTACACTACTTAGTAAGATTGAGCAGTTTTGTAACGCTCACTTGCAAATTAAAAAGTACGGGGGTGAATTTCGGGAGCAGATGCCGAACTTTAGCACCAAAGATGAAAAATACCCCGTTGTTTTTGTCGAACCCGTTAGCGACTTGGAAGACCTAAACACGAACCAATTTTCTATTAACGTTTATTGCGTTGACATTATACAAAAAGACCGAGCAAACCTAAACACTATTGTAAGCGACTGCCAACTTATTCTTAAGGATATGTACGTCTATTACATTAACGACATGGACGCTCAACTAGATGTAGTAGGAACGTCGACCATGACACCCGTAAACAATTTTGACTCGGATTATGTAGCGGGGTGGGTGATGAGTATAACTTTTGAGGTCTCGACTTACGGAGCGTGTGAAATTCCAATGAATCCAATTGAACCCGTTGAAGTAGAATGTGAACCGGGTACCGTTGAAAACTCGGACGGAAGTTACCAAGACGTTGCACCAAGCGGTGAAATTTTAGTACTTCCTGACGTACATTTAGTAGTTTACGATGAAGACGGAAATGTGCTCAGTGACGAAATGTACCCGAGTGTTCAAGACCAAGACATAACGGTAACTATACCACCATGCGCCGACGCAACCTACGATGTTTATAACTCCGTCCCTACTTTATTATTTAGTGGAACTATACCGAGCGGAGACAACGAAATAATTACCGCACCTGACGCAACTATACATTTAAGAAAAGAGAGCAACGGCACTATCCACGTTGAAGCCGTACCGAGTGGAGTTACTGAAAACTACATTGTAGCCGATAACGACATAACCGTTAACCAAGTTAACCCGTTTTCAATTCACGCAACCGACCCGTTAAACATACGACTTCATAACCAAAGCGGTGGCGACATTACACCGCAGTCCGTAGTTTACCAAGGCAACTCAAACCACGTTACGATAACGGTTAACACGGCTTCATTTACACCCGTTGGGGCTACCTTAATGAAGACGGGACAAACGACCTCTTACCGCACTGGAGACGATGGCGACCTTGAAGCGGGACGTGCCACTTCGTTCACGGTACTTGCCTCAAACAATCCTTTCGGAAACACGAACCGATTTACGGATGAGTTAGGCGGTCAAAACTACGTTAAAAACATAGTCATTGATTGGAGTACTTATAACGGGTCAAATGTGCTAGGCTATTATCGAACCGTTAGTGCTACTAATATAACGTGGAACGCTGCCATTGATGCCGCACTTGCTTTATCTATTACTGGATTTACAACTGGGTGGAGACTACCGAACAAAAAAGAAATAGAAAACATTTTTAACTACTCTCTTTCCTTTGGGATAAGCTATTCACCTTTTAATTTTCCAAATGCTCAAATATGGACATCAACAACATACACAGCGTCGACAACTTTAGCCTATGTACATGTAGGTAGTTGGATAAATTTAGGCGGTAAAACGGGCGCAGATGCTCGTTGGATAGCATGCAGAACATTCACAGTAACTGGCACAACTTTATCATAAAATTATGACTTACAAATTCCCACAATTCAACGTCGAAATAGTTAATCCAAGAATCGAGGTTCTTGTTATTCACGACACAATAGCAAAACGAACTTGCAGCGTTGACGTTCTTTTAACTACGGAAACGGCTAACTTCGGCTTGAGCCTTGACGGCTTTACTTATGTAACTGATTGGAACGACGAAGAGGTCGAACTTTGGACTTTAACCGAACTTTCAAAATACGAAGTGTGAAATATATAATCACGGCACTCGTAGCGGTCTATTCGTTTTTTGCACCCATCCAAGTTATTCTATTAGTCATTGGACTTGCTATTTTTGTAGATACTATTGTAGCTATTCGGTTAACGACTGAAAAGTTTAGCAGTAGGAGATTAAGACAAGGCTTAGTAGGTAAGATGATAACCTACCAAAGTGCGGTTATTCTTTTCTTCCTCATCGACTACGCAATGGTTAACGACATGGTTAAGACCGTGTTCTCAGTTGACTACACACTTACTAAATTGGTCGGGTTATTCCTTGCCAGTATTGAAGTGGTCAGCATTGACGAAAAAATCAGAGTTAAATACGGAGATGACAAAGGTTTTATTGCTAGGTTTAAGAGGTTTATTTCCAACGCAAAGAAGATAAAGGATAGTTTCTGACGGTTTAATCCGACTTTATATATGTTTTTTCGTATAATTTACACAATTAAAACACTTATATATGCTTTTACGTATAATGTTTGCCCTATGTTTAACGTCTTGCTCTGTTAATTACCACCTCAACAAAGCAATTAAAAAGGGTTATCGGTGCGACACGGTTAGCGACACCATCCGGGTAACAAAAGTGGATAGTTTCCTTGTATGGAAACACGACACTACGTACTGGGTGAAGGTAGTAAGTTCAAAAGATACTATTATCTATTACAACACTTCCTACTATCCAAAGACACGCTACGAAACGAGATTCGAATACAAGCGTTTTAACGACTCTTTGCGGACAATTCGATTAATGTATAAGGACTCACTACAAAGTGCGCTTAAAACGGCTAAAAACGACCTTAAACGTGAACGAGTAGTGCAACGCAACAAACCCGTGAGACAATTTAAACAACTATTTGTTATTTTAGGGTTTTTGCTCACTGTGTTTTTTGTTTTTGTGATGTTAAAAAAACGTGTACTTTAGTCAAAAAAACCTTATGAACTTAGAAACGTACGTAAAATTTATTAAAAAGTGGGAAGGCGGCTTAAGTGGCGACCCTTCGGACTCTTGTTCAGCTATGTATTGCCCCGTGCTAAAAGACGGAAAACGATACCACACAAACATGGGGATATGTTACTCGTCTTGGGTAGGTGAGTTCGGACACTCAAACAATGTTCGATTCTTAAACATGAGTAGTGAGGATTGGTTTAAGATTTTCCGCAAAGGATATTGGGACAAGTGTAGAGCCGACGAGTTCAAATGTTTTTCCATTGGTGTAATTGTTACGGGCATGGCATGGGGTTCAGGTCAACACCGGGCAATTATAACCCTTCAACAAGCACTCAATAATTTAGGCAAACACGTCGTAGTGGATGGAGATATCGGAATGAAAACTTTAGCAGCTGCGAATGAGTTAGATGATACTATCCTATTCGACGAGTTAATCCGACTTAGACACGCTTTCTTTATTGCCATTAGTAAGCCCGGTAGCAAAAACGCTAAATTTCGCAAGGGTTGGTTAAATAGATTAGCCGACTATACTAAAACATTCAGACCATGACCCGCAAAAGATTGTTTTTCGACATTGAGACAAGCCCGAACATAGTTACGTCTTGGAGGATTGGTTATAATCTAAACATATCACCTGACAATATAATTCATGAAAGAGCAATTATTTGTGTTTGTTGGAAGTGGGAAGGTGAAGACGAAGTACACTCTTTGACTTGGGACAAAAACCAAGACGATAAACACCTATTAAAAAAGTTCATTAAGGAACTCAACAAAGCCGACGAAATAATAGGTCACAATGGGGATAGGTTCGACATTAAATGGTTACGTACACGCTGTATTTACCATGATATTGACATGTTCCCTACTTACCGTACTATTGACACGCTTAAATACGCTAAAAGTGGGTTCTATTTCAACTCAAATAAACTAGACTACATTAGTAAGTTTCTCGGAGTGGGTGCAAAGACGGACACTGGAGGCTTTCAAACATGGAAAGATATCCTATTTGACAAAAGCGAGTCTGCTCTTAATCACATGGTCGAGTATTGCAAAAACGATGTCGTAATTTTAGAAAAGGTTTACGACAAATTACGCCCTTATTCTAAACATAAAGTCAACTACGCTACTTTACGAGGTGGTGACCGTTGGAACTGCCCGAACTGCGGAACGGAAGACGTGAAGCTTCGCAAGACTTACACAACTGCGGCAGGTACGATAATGCACTCGTTAGGATGCAAGGCGGGATGTCGGTCGGCTTACTCAGTAAACAATAAAGTGTACATTGATTGGATTAAGCATAAGATGATAAACAATATTTAGTATCTTCGTACCACTTCTTTTTTTCATGTTAGGTTTAGACGGGGTAATCTTAAGGGGTTACCCTGTTTTTTTTTGCCAAATTTTAAGGCTATACCCCCCAAGTATCCCCCCAAGTTGCCCCCCAAGTTACCCCCCAAGTGTTACATTTCCGTCACATATTTAGAATAAGTTTGTGACAAATGTCACGTTTTTTAAGTAATAAACTTGACAAAATTCAAATTCTGAAAAGTTTTTTTTCACTCTGAAACCCTTACTACCATTGACTTTTAAAATAAACTTTAAATTATTTTGTTAAAAAAGTGTGCAAAAGATTGCGTATTAAAAATAAAGCAGTAGATTTGTAAGGTCAATAAGGCACAAACGAAAAAATAAACGACATGAAAACTTTTAAATTTGATATTTACTACACAATAGATGGTGTTGAAAATCACAAAGTTATAACAACAGTAAGTAAAGAAAATGCTTGGGAAATCTTTAAACAATGGATGGATGCGTTTGGAACTGGCAAAGAGAAAAACATTGAAATTTATAGACAATTTAAATAAATCAAAACGGGGGGTGCGCATCCACAACGCACATTTACAAAACATCAAAAACAAAACACATGAAAAACTTAATCAACTACTTCACACCACGCAACTCAGACGAGCGTAACGCCTTAGGCGGTCTTTTCGTCGGAATCGTAATCATTTTATTAATCATCATCTTAATACCTTAAACCATGACAGCTTACGAATTTAAACAAGCAGTAATTATCGAACAGAAAAACGATAAAATAGATGCACTCATCGAGGGCTACAAAGAAATCATGCGCCAACTAAACCACAACTTTAAGGTCGCAAAGACGGACGCAGAAAAGACGGCTTACTACACCGCAAGAGACATTGTAGAAACGACACTATTAGACATTACACAAGAAAACATTTTAGACTTATAACCATGTACGAAAAGCAACTAATAGAATGTGACGAATGCAACGGCTTAGGTGTCGTTGAAGGTCAAACCGACGAAGGGGATTATTCTCGAATGGGAATGTTCCGTTGCAATGAGTGCGAGGGATCAGGTGAAGTATATATTTATGTAGAAGACTATGAAGCAGAAGAATAAGATAAAGTGCAACCTAACGCACTTTCAAGAGCAATTTAAACGGCAGTTAGCAATCACCCACGGTGACCGAAAGAACTGGTGGACGAATTACAACGCAGAATTAGTAAACCGAATCAGTGAAATTAAAAAAGCAACGACATGAAAACACCAATTGAACAATTAATTGAAGACCTAATAAAACATGATTTAATCAAAGCGGATGGATTTACAACCACGCTAATGTTAAAGGCAAAGCAAGTTGAATACGAACAAATACTTAATACTCATAAATTGGCTAAATTTTTTACAAGTGGTGATGAGTATTACAATACAACCTTTAAAAACACGAACGATGAAAAGATTTAAAGTAATATACAAAGGCTACGCACACAAAACATGGATAGAAATGTTTAAGATAGTGACCGCAGTAAGCAAAGAAGACGCACGAAAAAAAGCGGATTTATGGGAAGGTGTAATAATTGATATTTACGAAATATGACCAACGACCTAAAACTCATAGCCTCGACGGCAATCCTCCCGGTACTTGCCGACTTCCTCGAAGACCTAAACGAAGACAAAGCCTTTAGAACCGATATGAAGGTAGTTACACTAAACCTCATCAGTCAAATACGAAAACTCGATGAAAGGATCATGAAACACGCATCGAACGAAACAAGCGAACAACAAGTAAACATACAAATAGCATTTAGGCAATGGTTAAAGTCAGCGCAATCTACGGAAGAAAATTAAAGGACATAAAGTCCTACCTACCGAAAAGGAACTTTTACACCATGCACGAGTTCTTTTTAGTGTGTCCGTGTTCGCATGAGTCACTAAAGGAAGCAAACCGACTTCGTCAGCTCATGCAGTGGCGACAAGTTGGTATGGTTTGGGCTACGCTCTCAGGCTTTTCACTAACGGAAGCGGGGAAAATGTTTAACAAGAACCACGCAACGGTTATACATTCCCAAGAAATGGTTAAGTTAGCACTGGAAGGTTACCACCCCGAACTATTAGAAAAGCTAAACGAGGTTTTGGAGTGCATCGAAATCACGAACGCTCACGCCAATGATTACAATACGGCTTTGATTATTTCGGCACGTAGGATTGAGAACTTGTTGAAAACTCGTTACAAAAGATTAAACCAAATTTAGAATATAGTACTTATATTAGTAGACAAGTTCGCTTCCACATTATAGAACTTTAAGGTGTTATTTAGCCCTATTAATCAGTAGCGACGTGGAAGCCGTGAAAGTTAATGGGGCTTTTTTATTTATTTAAAACTTGCATTATGGCAGTTAGAAAAATTTTTACGGGTAGTGACGATAGTACTACTGGAGATTATGAGTTATGTGTTTATGAAGCGGAAGGAAGTATTTTAATTGAAATAGATTCTAAGGATTTGCCACCCGCATACATTAACTTGGATTTAGATACTTTGAATGAATTAATTATTGAACTGAAACGCATAGAAATTTTAATAATGAAACAATGAACGGATATGAATTAAGCCGAAAGTGGTTTGACTGGTGTTTTGAGAACCCTGAGCGCATTTCCCCAAACCATACAGCACTTTATTTTTTTATTATTGAACACTGCAACCGATTGGGATGGAAGGCTAAATTTGGTCTTCCTACCACAATGGTTAAGGAAGCAATAGGAATACGCTCATACAATACATACATAAATACGTTGAATGATTTAGTTGATTTCGGGTTTGTAGTAATGATTGAAAAAAGTAAAAATCAATACTCAAGCAATATAGTTGCCCTATCAAATTTTGACAAAGCACATGACAAAGCACTTGATAAAGCATTAATAAAGCACACGACAAAGCAATGTGAAAGCAATAGTAGTATAGTTAAACAAGAAACAATAAACAAAGAACAAGTACACCCACTCGTTATTTATTTAAATACTAATTGTAAACAAGTGCAAGGTTTAGCCTCACCAATAAACAACTTGGACGCTGAACGTCTGCTAGTTGAATTTGACAAACACGACCTAGTAGAAGTGTTTATGGCTATGGAAAATACTAAAGACCTTAAAAAGAAATACAACAGTGCTAATTTGACGGTTAGGTCTTGGATAAAAACACGACAAAAAAACAATAGTACCTTCGGACAAATTAAACAACAAGACAAATTCAAAGCAGCATGGCAATAGAAGGATTTAAAATAACTCAACCCGAAGACGTATTTAACCAACTCAAAACATACCGAGACAAATACCACGACAAGGGTAAGTATTTAGGGTTTGAAAGTTTAGATAAACACTATTCAATGCAGTTAGGAAATTGTACGGATTGGACGGGCTTTCCGATGAGTGGTAAAACACAAGTATTAATGGAGGTGCTAGTTAACTCGTCAATGTTTTATTCGTGGAAACATTTGCTTTACTTTCCTGACGTTGGAAACAATGTCGAAATCATTGCAGACCTATTGCACAAAAAGACGAGCAAGTCATTTGACCCAAACAAGCCAAACACGATTACGGACAAAGAAATTGAAATTAACTTGGAATGGGTTCTATTACATTTTTACGTACTAACCAAAACGGACGTAAAAGCAAAGATGACACCGATGGCATTTTGGGACTTTGCAGCTGAACTAAAAAAGACCGTTGGACTTGAGACGGCAAGTATAGATAGTTGGAAAGATATGAACCACCCTTACGACCAATTTGGAGGATATGCGACTTATTTGGAGTTTGTCCTTCCGTATCGTAACCACATTGCCGAAGAAAACAATTTGCACCTTCACACGATTATACACCCAAAGTTGACCGAGAAAGAAAACGGAAAAAGAAACCCTCCCGGGCCCTACGACCTCAAAGGGGGCTCGGAATGGTTTAATAGTGGCAAGTGCATGATAACTGTACACCGACACGATGTAATGGAAAACAAGGCTACGATAATTTTCAATAAGATTAAGCCCCGTTCCGTTGGTTCAATAGGTGAAATAGAACTTTTCTTCGACTTAAATTCACTTACTTACTACGAACTGGACGCAGTTAACCCGAGTAATTTACAAAAGCGTTACGCATCCCCAAAGGGTCAAACAATAAGCAGTAAATTAGTACCCGAACTTAATGTGATTATACCACCAACGAACCTATTTATTAACGACTTACCTTTTTAACATGAAAAAATCAGGACTATATATTTGTAAATGTTATCAATTAAACATAAACACAAATAAGATGCATCCAGTATTAAAGTTTGGAATGACAAATAATATTGACACGAGAATGTACTACTATAATCGAGATGGAATTAAGAAAAAATTAATTGCTTTTTTCCCTTGTGATAATGCAAAATTTCGTGAAGATTTATTTAAAGAATTTTCATCTTTTGCAGATAATTTAAGAGGTCAAAAACACGAATACATTGATTTTGAAAGTAATTATTTTAAAAGAATGTACAATGATTTGACACATTGGTCAAAAGTAACTTGGATAAAAACACCGCAAGGTATAGAATTTAATGAACTATGAAAGAACTAGACATTTTAACCGCACAAATAAACCTTCGTACACTTGACCAAGCGTTAAGCATGAGCATTGAAGACTTGAAGACGAAACACGCACACCGAGTTGACTTGATTAAGCCGATGGAAGAAAGACAAATCGAACTAAAGGAAGCCATGTTAACCTTTTACCGAGTTTGCGAAGACCATAAACAAGTGGTTAAGAAATACTACTCAGTTTACGAAGAGAATTTAGAATTGAAAAAACAAGTAAACGACTTAAAGATTTTATTATGAAACACAAATTTAACTACAACTGGACACTTAAAGATGCAGTATTCACCAAAGACAAAGGGAAAGTATTTAGTTGCTTTGCTTGTGGTGGTGGCTCAACAATGGGTTACAAATTAGCCGGGTTTGATGTTATTGGACACAATGACATTGATAAGAAAATGATTGAAGTATACAAGGAAAATCATAATCCTAAATTTTCATTTTTAGAAAGCATTACGACATTTGCCAAACGAAAAAACCTACCAAAAGAACTTTACGAATTAGATATTTTGGACGGTTCACCGCCTTGCAGCAGCTTTTCAATGGCAGGTAATAGAGAGAAAGACTGGGGAAAAGAAAAGGTATTTAGAGAAGGACAAGCCGAACAAGTACTTGATACTCTATTTTTTGATTTCATTGATTTAGCAAAAGAACTGCAGCCAAAAGTAGTTGTAGCTGAAAATGTAAAAGGATTGCTTTTAGGAGCAGCAAAAGAGTATGTCATTAAGATTTACAAAGCATTTGATGAAGCTGGTTATTATTGCCAACACTTCCTACTAGACGCTTCAAAAATGGGAGTACCTCAAAGACGTGAACGTGTATTTTTTATTGCATTAAGAAAAGACTTAGCAAAAGATTTTTTATATTGGCAAGATATGTTTACAGAAATTCCAAAAATTGAAATGGAATTTAACGAGAAAGAGATAAAAATTAAAGATTTTGCAGAATTTAAACAAAAAAAAGAAAAACAAAATTATTCAGAAAAAAGATTTGGTGATGTAATATTAGATATAAATAGGCCTGCAAATACAATCACTTCTGGGGTAAGATTTTGGAAAGATGAAAATTTAATTTTAAAATCAATTTCATATAATTTAATAGGTTCGTTTCCTTTAGATTATAAATTTAACACAGATAACGTTTATATTATTGGTATGTCAGTTCCTCCAGTAATGACCGCACAAATAGCAAGTAATATTTACGAACAATGGTTGAGCAAGTTATGAAGTCATGTAAAAAATGTGGCGAAACCTTTACACCATTTTCCACGTTGGACAAGCACTGTTATGTGTGCAAAAAGACGGAACAAGCGTTAAAGAACCTTGCCAAAATGAAACGGGACAAGGTCAAGAAACAAAAGGAAGAATTACTAACCGTTTCGGATTATCTTAAATTGGCGCAGCAAGTATTCAACAAATGGATAAGGCTAAGAGACAAAGACCAAGGTTGTATAAGTTGCGGCAATACCCTCGGAAGTAAATACGATGCTGGGCACTTTTGGAGCGCAGGAGGTCACTCTTCGGTGCGGTTTGACCCTGACAACGTACACGCTCAATGTGTTAGCTGCAATCAGCATAAACACGGAAATTTAATAATATACCGAGATGGTTTACTAAACAAAATCGGAGTTAGTAAGTACGAAGAACTTGAGAATATAGCCCATAGAACCAAGAAATGGGACAAGCAAGAACTGAAAGAATTAATAGCAACCTACAAAAATTTAATCAAAAACGAATTGTATTAAAAATAAAACGTATATTTGCATAAACCAATAAGAAAAACAACATGAAAAAAGAAGAAGTAAAAGTTGAAGAACTGGTTAAGGTCACGGGACTTTATCCAAAACTACACGCTGCAAAGCAGAAAATCGGGAAGGTAGTTAAGAACGCCAACAACCCCCATTTCAAAAAGTCTTATGCGGACATTAACGCATTGGTCGAGACGGTCGAACCTATCTTACTTGAACAAGGTTTGTTGTTATTGCAGCCAATAGCCGAAGGAGTAGTTAGTACGTTAATCATTGACATTGAAAGTGGCGACAAAGTAGAAAGTTCAATGCGCCTACCCGAAATTCAAGACCCTCAAAAGATAGGTTCTGCGGTCACTTACTACCGACGTTATACCTTGCAGTCGTTATTGAGTTTACAAGCGGAAGACGACGATGCTAACAGCGCAAGTGCAACCGTCAAAAACACGAAACCAAGCATTGACCAAGTAAGATTCGAGAACGGACTAAGCCAAATTGAGGAAGGCAAGTTAACACCCGAAGCATTTAAGAAAGCACTAAGCGGGTTTCAATTGACAGACTTACAAACAAAATCTTTACTACTACTATGAAAATTCGCTGCAGCTCGTTAGGTAAGATAATGACTTCCCCCAAATCAAAGGGGGAGGTCTTGTCTCAAACCGCAAAAACTTACATTGAAGAATTAGCACTTGAAGCAAAGTATGGTATTAAACAAGAAATTTCAAGTAAACATACTGAAAAAGGTATAGAACAAGAAGATATAGCTATTGAGTTAGCATCTAAGGTTCTTAATTTACCATTTGCGCTCAAAAACACGGACTACTTTGAAAACGAATTTATCAAAGGTACACCCGACTTAATACTTGAAGATGAAATAATCGATGTCAAATGTCCTTTTGTTGGAAAAAATTTCCCTTGGTTTAAAGATGAATTACCAAACAAAGATTACTATTGGCAAATGGTTGGTTATATGTGGCTCACTGGAAGAAAGAAAGCACGTGTAGTGTATTGCCTTGTAGATACACCTGAAAAAATAATACAGGACGAAATTAGACGCACTTCATGGAACAATTTAGAAATAGAAGTTAGTGACGAATTAGAAAATGAAGTAAGATTACAACATGAATTTGACCGTATAAACGAAAATAAGCGTGTTAGAGCGTACTTAATAGAGTTAACTAACGAAGACATTGACAAGGTAAAAGAAAAGCTGTTACACGCAAGGGAATACTACAATGACTTAATCACTAAATTGTAAACGAAAAGTGCATTATAGCGCACAAAACACGAACAAAAAGTAATTTAAAAGACAAGTTATGAAAGTAGATAGAATAGTTATCCAAGTCCTAAACCAAATAGCAGACCGAAGCGAGAAGGGGCTAGAGAAATACGGAACGAACCTCGAAAGAACCGACCTCGAAACCTTAGACTGGCTACAACACGCCCAAGAGGAGGCAATGGACTTATGCCTATATTTAGAACGACTTAAAGAGCAAATCAAAAACAAACAATTATGAGAGTGTACAACA